TGTTTTTTTCGCTGTAAAATTAAAAAAAATACTTGACAGCGTTTCGAGGTCGGGCTAATGGCTTCGCCATGCCCACTAACGATCAGGCGCAAGCCGACCAAACATTGGACACCTCAACGGCGGACGGGAATGCCAGTGCCTCCGAGGCACAAACCACCGCGTCCGATAATCAACCCGCGACAACCGCCAACCCCGCTCCGGCTACGGAGGGAGTGGCGGCCATGGATGATTACATGAAGAGGCTGCAGGAAGCCTTGGAACCGGCCACCGATGAGGATGCCGCACACGCTCTAGAGCAGGCAGGGGACAACCCGCCCGCCACCAAAGGGAACGATGCGCCACCCGCCAACGACGCCAGCCAAGATACCCCGCCAGCCACGGACGCCGTGAAGCCTACCCTTCCCGCCTCCGAGGACGACACCGCTCAAGGCAAACGCGAATTCCGCCCGCGACTCTCCGGCTTGGACGACCGACAGAAAGAAGCGATCCTTCTTGTGAAGGAACTCAAGGACAAGGGGCAAACCCTTTCCCTTGCCGAAGCCGAGGCCCGCGTAAACGCAAAGTATGGGGTAGCTGCTGAAAGCGAAAAGCAAACAGAAGCCGCCCAGCCTGCGCCTGCGCCACAAGACCTCAAGGCTCAGATCGACCAGTTGAAGGCCGATCGCCGCAAGGCCGCCGCAGAAATGGACACCCTCAAAATTGCCGAATTTTCCGAGCAAATCGAGGATCTGCAAATGCAGTATCTCGATGCCCGGGAGTCTGCGAAAAACGCCGATCTTACTGCCGAGCAGCAATTCCAGCAGCAAGTCTCGGAAAGCTGGGCCAAGGCCGATAGCGTCTACCCTGCTGCCGCAGACCACGCGATCCACGCCGAGGCCGAGCGTATCTGGGCTGTCATGCAGGAGCAGAAAAACCCGATCATCTCGGACGCAGACGCTCCGTTCAAGGTGTATCAAATGGCGGCAAACGCTCTTGGCATTGCCCCGTCCTCTTCATCTCCCAAATCATCCCCGGCCCCCACTCCACGCCCGCAAGCCGTGCAGCAAAGCGCGGTGGTTCGTCGCACAAACCCGCAGTCGCCCGTCGCTTCCGGCGGCGACCGCACATTCACACCGACGACCGCCTCGCCCCTGCCCAACGGCTTTCCGCGCTCCACCTTTGAATACGAGCAAATGATCCATAGTATCACTTAACAGTCGAGAACGGACATTCTTGTTTTGAGGGGGCGGAGTTCGCCAGCGATGTAGCTGGCGGCGTTTAGCAGGCATAGGCGGTCGCAACCAGACCAAAGCTTATGCCATACGAAATCACAGCGCCCATCACGGGCACAAAACTCGCCACCATGGCTCCGGACGCCGTCCGGAGGATGTGGCAATCGGGAATCGACCTGTTCGAGCAATCCGAAGACTTCTTCGCGCCCATGGAAGGAGGCCCCAACTCGATCATTTTCGAGAAAACGGACCTCTCCAAAGGCCGGGGGCAAAAAATCACCTTCACCGTTGGGAGCGGCTTCTACGACGAACCGCACATCGGTGAGCAGATTTTTGAGACCGCAGACGACTATGAGGAATTCCTCCTCAACACCCACGACCTTGTGGTTGATTGGGTGCGCCACGGCGTGCGCGTCTCGGAGCGCTCCGAGGAGATCATGGGTATGCGCAACGAAATCCAGACCGGTTTCAACACCCAGCAGGGCTCGTGGGCCGGACGCTTGAAGAGCGAGCAGCTTTTCATGATGTTTCGCGAATCCCTGCCGATGGACAACATCCTCTACGCAAACGGCAAGACAGCCAACACGCTTGTCAGCGCCGACACGCTCGATTGGGACGAGATCATCAGCCTGGGTGCAATCCTGAAAACCAAGGGCGGAGAGCCTGCCCAAGTTGGCGCGCTCAAGAACGGACAGCCCGTATTCCGCAACGCCGTGGTCGCCGCGAGCGATGCGCTTTTTAGCCTGGACATGGACCCCAGCTACAAGCAAATCCTCCGCGACACAAAGGTGGAGCAATACGCGAAGATGCTCTTCGAGGGCGGATACTCCGCTCCGAAAGGGCACATCATCACGGAATACACACCCATCGACCACGACGGCGAAGGCGCAATCGGCAGCCCGCTCAACCCGCAGGCCCGCTTGGGCACAGCCATCGCGGCTGGCACGGCGACTTTTGCCGTGACTGGCGGAGGCAATGCGACCAGCGCAGCGAAGACCAAAAAGAAATACTTCAAGTATTTTGAGAACTTCCAATACAAGTTCATCGGCAACCTTGATGCGACGGCCGGTGGGTCCACCACCTTGGCGCAAGACGCCAACACCCACTACCTGCTCATCATCAATCCGGCCAACGCCGCGACCGATCCCGGCAAGATCGGCATGTATTCCTACACCACGGGAAACGACGGCAACCGGATCACTATCACCAAGCGCCTCGGAGCAGCCGCCGCCGGCGACCGCGTAACCACGCTTGGCAACGTGGTGTGGAACACCGGAGCTTGGCTCAACAGGCACACCGACACGCATCCCGCAGGTTCGCTTGTGGTGCAATGCAACGCCAACGGCGTGCCACTCGGCCATAGCTTCATGCTCGGCAAGCGCGCCGCTTACCGTGGCTACGGCAAGCACCGCAACCAGCGCGTGCAGGATGATAAAGAGGGAGGGTTCTTGATGGAGCGTTACATCGTCTCCGTCTTCGGCCAATCCCTCCGCAGGGACCGCCTTGGCCGCGTGCCAAGCGCCGTGCGCCTCACCCACGCCATCGCGATCCCAGGCGTGAGCCTGCCGACGATCAGCTAACCGCATTTGGGGACGATCCCCCCGGAGGGCCTGCGCCTCCGGGGGCTTCCCCCCAACACCCGATTATGCCCGCTTACATTATCGCCCTAAATATCAAGAGCCGCTACCGGAGGCCCGATGTCGGTGCATTCCGATGGATGGATGCCTACAACCGCCATGTCTGGAAAGAGACAGTGGCCGAGGACGCCGACACGCTGGCCCGCCTGACCAACGAAGCTCTCGCATTCATGCGCGCGTGGGACCAAGTGGACATGCACATCGAGGTAGTGGCCGTCTCGACCGCCTCCGCCGACTTTCCAGAAATGCCTCCCAAAAAACAGCGCAAGCTCTTAGCCGCACTGCCCGAGTAAACAATATGCTCACTCTTCCCGCACTCTACGCCGACGCCTTGGCTGTCGTGGGTCTTTACAACCCCGCCGGCGCGCCTTCGTTTATGCGGGACCGCGCGCTGGCCGACATAAACGGCGCACTGCAACTCATGCAACTCGCGGGCGAGGATTTTTACTCCCGCGAGGATCTTGCAATAACCATTCCCGCCTCGACCGTGTCTGTGGCGCTTTCGGCCTCCGTGCAACGTGTGCTGGAGCCTGTGCGAATGAACAACCGGCCGCTCATACGGCTGGAAACGCGCAGCCAGTTTCAAGATTTCGGCGCGCTCTATTTGGGCACTCTCACCACACTCGATCCTGCCCCGCCAGTGGCCTATTTTATCGAGGGCACACGCGCCGCAGGCGACGAGCTGGTGGCTTTGCGGCTCTATGTGGTGCCCACGCCCGATGCCGCTGTCCAACTCACCGTGCCGGTCGTGCAAGAGCCGCCTGCCTACGCCGTGGCAGACCTCACAAACGCAACCATTATCCCGCCCGTGCCGCACAAATACCACGAGAGCATCTTGCGGCCGCTCGTGCGCTATGGCATGGCGACCTCTTCGTTCTACAGCGAGAGCGATGCCGGGCGGCTGCCGGACCTGCGGGCCGACTACCAACGCGCCCTCTCGCTACTCGGATTGGCCGCGCCTGCGGCGCCCGCCCCGACGGCTGCGGAGATTGCAAATACTCAAGGAGGATCACGATGAACACTCTGCAACTCGCCCGCGCCGCCGCCAGGCACCTCGGGGTTCCCGATCCCGCCGACTTGGGCGGCAATGCCCTCCTCGATGTGATTGCCGCTTGCAACAGCGGCCTTCAGCAATTTTACCGCGAAGCCCCGCCACTTCTGAAGCGCAGCACCATCTCTACCGCTTTTCGCGCCCCGCTGCCAGTCGCGCTCCATTTTTCCGCCAAATACGACAACCACCTCGAGGGCGAGCCATTTGATCTGGCTTGGATTGGCTGTGGATTGCGTGTGCCCGGACAGTCGCCAGACAATGAAATCTCCGGAGCCAACACCGTGCTCGACTCGTGGCTGGGAGAGAGCCTGAGCACGACCGGCTTGGTTCTTTTCGACAGCGTTTCTCTCCCCGGCAGCATAGAGCGTCTCACTTCGCCGCCTCGACTCTACTACGGCAGCAACCGCCCGATTGAGCTCCGCCCCGAACGTGACGGCTTGATCCGCAACCGGCGAGAACTCACACTTCTTTCCCCAGCCCTGCCTACCCACTATGCGGTGGATAGCTTCGGGATCGTGCTTGGCGGGCAGACGGCGAGCCTCTTACGCATACACCCCGCGCCGATGCAGGATTGCACCGTGCGGTTTGAAGCAGAACTCGCCGCCCTCGTATTAAACGCAGGCCACATCGCCACCCCCGTCGAACTTCCAATTTTAAACCACTACGCTGAGGAACTTCTGGCCCCGCTCGTGGAGGCCGCATTGACCACCAGCCCGCTCTGGCGCACCCCCGATACGATCCGGCTCGTCGCCGACCGCGCCGCCGATGTGCTTGCAAACAAAATACCCCGCCTCGCCCACACCCATGGGCCAGCTGAATACCCGTTAGGAACACCAAACGGTTTTTAATGCCATGAATTCTCTGAACAATAATGCTTTTTCTGGACCCACAAGCGAGCGATTTGAGGCAACTAAAGCCACCCAATCCGAGGCCGTAGCGGGAAGCGACAACAAAAAATACATGACCCCCCTGCGCACCTTCCAGAGCATCGCCGCATGGGTGACGCAAAATCTCTCCTGGGCGACCCTCACCGGCAAGCCCAGCACATTCCCGCCAGCCGCACACAGCCACCCGACTTCGGAAGTGACGGGGCTCGACACCGCCCTTGCGGGTAAAGCCGCCGCGTCGCACACGCACACAGCCTCGCAGATCACCGACTTCTCGGCTGCCGTCGTCGCCGCAGCGCCTCCCACCACGAATGCCTCGCTCCTCACTTCCGGCACGCTCGCCGATGCCCGCCTCTCTGCAGGAGTCGCCACCTTGCTGGGCAAGGCCGATTCTGCGCTGCAATCTGGCGCTGGGATTTCCAATATCAGCGGCCTTCAAACCGCGCTTGATTCCAAGCAGCCCGCAGGCACCTACGCAGCCAGCACCCACACCCACGCCATTTCGGACACGACTGGCTTGCAAACCGCGCTGGATGGCAAAGCGGCAACTTCCCACACGCACACTCTCAGTCAGCTCACGCAAAGCGGTGCGACCAACACTCAAGTCCCGACTTGGAACGGCACGGCATGGGTTCCCTCAACGCCAGTCGTAACAAATTTCCAGCCCAATCCTGAGTATCTCGCAGACAACCTCGCGCACGCTCAAGCCAGCGGTTTTGACGGGCAACCAACAGCAATTTTCTCGCGCATCAGCACTGATTTTTATCAGGGGAATGATATAGAGTATTACATAGATCGAAACGGGCAAAGCTATGGGGGCGTTGCTGGGTCGTGGAATCTGTATTACCAACCAAGCGATGCCGCTGGAGGGATGGTAGCCATATCCACAACAGCAACAACATATCCTTGGCAGGCGACATGGACAAATGGTGTAATGGTTGCAAAGGCCGCGCTTCCGCGCATTGTCGGCGCGCCTCTGGCAGCAACCGCAGCCGAAGGCACATCCGCCTACGCCGCCCGCGCTGACCACGTGCATCCACTGCCTACGCCCGCGCAAATCGGCGCGGCTCCAGCAGGCAGTTATGTAACGCTTGACGGAAGCGGCAAGGTGCCTTCTTCGCAGCTTCCCTCTTATGTGGATGATGTTGTGGAGTATAATACGCTTTCTCAGCTACAAGCAGACACGTCTGCGAGAGTAAGTGGCAAGATTTATGTGGTTCTCGACACAGGCAAAATCTACCGATGGAGCAGTGGAACCCTTTTTATTGAAATCTCCAGCACGCTTGAGCTTGAAGACCTACAAATTCCAGACTCTTTTGCGGGTGTTACGGGTTACATTAACGGCTCGGGTTTTGCCGCCTACGTAACGGGAACGACCAATGGGCGGAACAGCTATTCATTCAACGATGGAAATGGATACAACTGGCAGGTTTTTTGGACAGGAACGCAATGGAAGGCAATTTTTGAATACAGCGGAGATGGCACAGATTACCAAGAATCCACCGCAACTGGAAACACGACCTATCCGTGGCAAGCGACAGGGTGGACAAATAACACCTCAATAACCCGCGTCGGCACATACGACGCCGCACTCGCGCCCGCTCCACTTGGCGCAGAGGCATACAGCGGAGTCGGCACAAAAGCCGCCCGAGAAGACCATGTGCATCCACTGCCCACGCCTGCGCAGATCGGTTCTCTCAGTCTCTCGGAGAGCAGCTACATCGTCGCCAAGCCTGGGGACAGCCTCGCCGCAAAATACACCGCAGCGAAAGCCCTCACGCCAAATGGGGCTGCAAAATCTGCCACAAACCGTGCCAGCCTTATCATCTTTCCGGGCAGTTATACACTCTCCGCCGAACTGGCGATTGACGCCGAGTTTGTCGATGTGATCGGCCTTGGGGCGCAGACGCGAACGCCTGCTGTGCTCATCGCTGGCAACACCTTAAATGTCAGCGCCAACGATGTGCGCGTGAGCGGGATTTCTGTCGGCACTCAACAATTCAAGATTACGGGAAACAAACCATCGCAGATTTTTGACAACTGCACAGGCGGTGCCTTCAGCTTCGGAAGCGAGGGCACAGCTAGCGGGACATTTACGAACTGCGTGGGTGGCGATATCAGTTTCGGCGGCGGCTTCGGCGCTGTAGCTAGTGGAGCATTTACGAACTGCGTGGGTGGCGATATCAGTTTCGGCGGCGGCTTAGGCGCTGTAGCTAGTGGAGCATTTACGAACTGCGTAGGCGGCGATATCAGTTTCGGAAGTTACGGCACAGCCAGTGGAATATTTGCAAACTGTATAGGCATCGGTAGCTTCGGGAACTCCGGTACAGCCAGCGGCACATTTACGAACTGCACCAACACATATGCCGGTTTCGGAAGTTACGGCACAGCCAGTGGAACATTTACCAACTGCACAGAATTATATGGCTACGGCTTCGGCTACTTCGGTTTTGCCAGCGGGACATTTACAAGCTGCACAGCGAGCGAATACTCCTTCGGCAGCAGCGGCAATGCCAGCGGCACCTTTATGAACTGCATAGGGGGAACTAATAGTTTTGGCGGCGGCGAAAGCGGCACAGCTAGTGGAACATTTATGAACTGCGCCGGTGGAGCTTCCAGCTTCGGAAGCGAGGGCACAGCTAGCGGGACATTTACGAACTGCCGACTCACAGCGGGCACATACGGAAGCCTCACCGCTCCCGCCACGGGCAAGGCGATCATGGTCAACTGCCTCGATGGGAATGGAAATATAAACTCAGGACAAGCACCTTTATGAAGAACTTAACGCTTATTGGCAACGAATGGAAACAAAGAGTCTCGCTGGCACTTAGCGCTGAGGAGCGGGCTCTGCTCCTTACCAGCAACAAAGACAAGAGGGATGCGCGAAACGCTCTTGCCAAACGTATCGCCGCCGAGTCGTTTATCGCTGCAACGCCCGAGGATGCCGCAGCCGCGCAGGCTCTCTACGATGCAACCAAAATCGAAGGGGCGGACTTCATTTCCGCAGACGTGTCGTTGCCCGATGGCACAGGAATCATCAACTGCCGTATGAGCGGCAAACATCAACAAATTCGCTTCTAAATGGATACGAAATTCAACGGAACAACAGTCGAGACCAACGGCGTCCGCAGTATCGCAGGCGGCGGCACGGGCGCGGCTACGGCAGCAGGCGCACGAACCAATCTCGAGCTGGGAACGGCGGCGACAACTAACGCCAGCGCCTACGCTACAGCCGTACAGGGCACGAAGGCCGACAACGCGGCGACCATAACAGACTCCATCGTAAACGCACTCATTTTTGGATAATTATGAAATCATTCCTCGCACCAAGTTACACTTTTACCCCCGGCGCTTCTGGGGTTGGGACGGTCAACCTGAGCGGCATTGCTGGGTTTAACATCAAATACCTGGTCGCCATTATCAACCAGACTCGCGGTGTGACGATCTACGCGACAGGCAATGCTTCAACCCGCTACACATCGGTCGCCGGAACTACTCTGACGCTCAATGCGGACACGACCGGGCACAGCTCTGGTGATGTCCTGCAAGTCATTTACGAAGACCAGGCGGGCTTGCCTATCGCGGATACGGCAATTCAAACTTTGTCTGCCGCACCCGTCCGCCAAGTCGGACAGATGGTTGATGGGGCTGGTTTCTCCGCTGTTGGAGCGAGCGTGCTGGATCAATTTTTCGTTCAGACGCCAGTTGTTTCCGGAGGCGTGACATACAACCAAACGGCGGGCTCGCTCAATATCGTCGCAGGGACAACCGCAAGAGCTGAATTTTTAGCGCGCTCAGTCAAATCTTATAGCGGCTCAATGCGGATGCGTTTTTCAATTATTGCATCGCAGCGTATTGCAAACACGAACCTCGCCGTCATGCTCGCAGACCTCATTGGAGAGGGGTTGAGTTATACAATCAATTCAGCGACATCTGTCACAGTCGATGTTCCCGGTCACACTTTTGACGCAACAAATGTTGGCCAATTTATACAGATGGGCGGGATTACCGGAGCAGCTGCTGTCCCCGGACGATACGCAATCGCCTCGTTTGTCGCTGGCACATCGATCACATTTACGGTGGCGGGATTCCCAGCTTCGGGAACTGGGACCTGCACACTATTCGGTCGAAATTACCTACGTAATTTGTTTACCGGAATTTCTGCGACCGCATTAAACATTGATGCGCAACGCAATGGGTGGGCTACTGGCGACACGGCGGCGGCATTTACCACCAGCGCGAGCCCAGGAAATTTGGTCCAAGTCGAACTGACTGGGCGCGAGGTTTTTTGGAGCGACACGCTGCGGGCGACATCGACAACTCCAACTGCGGTAACAAGAGGCAGCCGCTACGAAAATATTCCCGACGCAAGAACTGAGTTATATGTGTTCCTCTGGAATTTTAATGGAACCACATCTCCTGCCTCTTCGACAACTTGGACGCTCGGATCGGTATCGGTTGAGTCTTTTCCAAACAATCCGGTTTATTTGCAAGGCGTAAGATCGCTTGGATCGGCAAATACTTTGCCTGTTTTCCCCACAGGGGGATCGATGACAACTGTATCCTCCGTCACCTCCGCAAACCTTGCCATTCCCGGCATAATTGCGGATGTTGCGTCAGCTACAATAAGCGTCACGCAAAATTCAGCTTCTGCAGCCGGGCCCACGTCTGGCTGTAGCTACATTGTAAACATCCCTGTAACTGGGGTGAGCGGAACATCGCCAACGCTGGATATTGACGTGCAAGAAAGTGACGATACGGGATCAAACTGGGTTACCGTATATTCGTTCCCGCGCATCACGGGCATTGGATTTTACCGCAGTCCCAAATTGCCATTTAACGGCAACCGCGTGCGGTATGTGCAAACAATTAGCGGCAGTGGCCCAAATTTCACACGCGCCATAAACCGATTACAGTGTTCAGATTCCGTCACCTCGACCCGCCAACTAATCGACCGCTCGATTGTATTGACAACGCTAAGCAGCGCAACGCCAAACCTCATCGTGCAAAACTGCCATCGCGCTCAGTTGGTCATTAACATCGGCGCGGCGACTACGCCACCGTCATTGCAACTTCAGGGGTCGGACGATAACGGTTTGACCTGGTATGCAATCGGAACCGCGCTCGCGGCAGTGGCTTCCAGCACGGTTACGACGACCGTAGCAAACGTAAACTCGCAGCTGATCCGAGCCGTTGTTTCTGCCGCAGGCACAGGTGTCACCGCTGGGTATGTGCTCATCAAGGGATTTTAAAAAATGAATAAAATCTACCGATATTTTAGACGTGTTTTTCAAGGTTACGAGCTGACCCGCGAGACGCCTGACCTCCGCGAATTGGAGGGAGACGAAGTTCAAATCGAAGAGTGCTCACCGACGCTTTCCCGGGTGCTTGTCTCGGGGGAGGAGAAGGAGGAGAATCCATGAGCGACATCTCCAAACATTTCGACCTTGGCCTTAAAATCGCAACGACCGTGGCGCTCCTGGCTGTGGCGTTGCTCGGCACAAAGTTTGTGACCAAGGATGAGTTCCGAGATGCCAATTCCCGCATTGAAAAAATCGAACAGGTTCTTATCCGAATGGAAGCCAACGCCGAAACCGACAAGCGGCACGACATCCTCCTCGCCGACCACGAGGCACGCATCCGCACGCTGGAAAGGGGGGCGACGAAATGATGTGGGATATACCAGCCATGGTGAAGACCGGCCTCGACATCATAGACAAGGTGGTGCCCGACGCCGACGCAAAGAACCGCGCCAAGGAGGCTTGGCAACTCCGCGTGCTAGAAATCGCCGCCCAAGAGGCGACTCAGCAAAGCCAGACCAACACGGCGGAGGCAGGACACGCCTCGCTCTTCGTGAGCGGCTGGCGGCCCGCAGTCGGCTGGGTGTGTGCTCTCTCATTTGGCTGGATCTGTTTCGGCCAACCTCTCTTCTCCTGGACCTACGTTCTCATCACCAAACAGCCCGCTCCCGTCGTCGAACTCCCCACCGAAATGCTCATGACCACTTTGCTTGGAATGCTCGGTTTGGGAACGCTTCGCACCCTCGAAAAAATCAAAGGAGTCAACGCCAACTGAAAACCCTCGCCCTTTTGTTCTCGCTCTTGCTTGTAGGCTGCGCCGGCCCGACAAACCCTGAAGGATGGATGGCCCGCGAGCGCAACGCCTGCCTCCCGACAGCCGTCTCTATGGCCGAGGGGCTGAAGCGCCAAGGCATACAAGCCCGCGTCCTCATCTACAGCTACCGCGCCAACGGGCGGCAGGCGGGGCACGCCCTCACCGCCTACCTCTACCCTCCTGGCAAAAACACGCTCTGGACCTACGATTTCGAGGGCTCGTGGCGGACTCGCGCTTACTGGGACGACCCAGTGGGCATCGCCACTGCCGCCGAGCAACTCCGCTCACGCTACAACCCAATCGACTCCGCTTTTTTCCAATGAGCCCTGAGCTTATCGCCTTCGCCATGCTTACAGCCGCCTTCATTTTTCTCGGCCTCGCCTTTCTCACACGATGAAAACTGAACAAATCCAAAAAATGCAGCGCATCATCGGGGTGATTCCCGATGGGTTTTGGGGGCCGAAGTCGCAAGCGCGTTGCCGCGACCATCTCAAGAGCTTCATGCCGACGCCGAACCCGTGGCCGTTTGCCACCCGCGAGGGGCTGCGCGATTTCTACGGCGAGCCCGGCGACGAAAACAACCTCACCTCCATTGAATTTCCGTTTCCCATGTTCTACGACGGGAAACGGGTTACAAAAACTCGTTGCCATAAAAAAGTCGCCGCTTCCCTCCTGCGTGTCTTAACTGCTATTGGTGAAAGGAGTGCTGGAACGCGGGAAGTCATGGAAGCCGCCGAGGACTACGGGGGCATCTACAATTTCCGCAACAAGCGAGGCGGCACCTCGCTCTCCGTCCACGCATGGGGAGCCGCCATCGACCTCGATGCCGACGACAACACATTCCGCGATCCGTGGCCGCTTGTGGCCGACATGCCGCTCGCGGTGATGGAGGAGTTTGCCAAAGAAGGCTGGCAGAGCGCAGGGGCATTCTGGGGCTATGACGCCATGCACTTCGAGGCCACAAGGCCGAGGGTTTGATAAAACGCTTGGGCCAATAGGCTTTTTCTAAACCACCCGCTCTTCGCGCCCGTCGGCATGGTGCAGCCATACTTCACCCTCGGGAGGGCAGAGCTTTTTTGCAGCGGGGCGGATTTCATAGAGCGGGCCGGTCTTGAGGGCTTTGCCAGTCGCGTCGCTCAGGGTGTATTTAGTGCCGTTTTTTTTGATGCGGAAAATTTCTGGTGAGGGAATTTCCACAGGTGTCAAATCCGGCGCAAATCCAGAAAGCAAGCGCTCCCGCTCGTCTAACAACGCTGTCAAGCCTTTTTGTTTTGCAAGCTGGATTCCGGCTTCTAGAGCCATGCGCGAGAGCATGGCCTCGTCCATGTCGGCACGCTCGCAAAGCGCTTTGATCTCGCGGCGCGTAGCCACACTCATGCGAATGGTGAGTTTTTCGTTAAGGTCGGGTTTGTGAGGCTTCATGAAAATTTACACTGATAAGTTTGCCCGGCAGATCGGATTGGAATTGGTATGGGGAGTTTGTAATCCACCATCGAACGCATCGAGTATAACGCTCGCACTTTCCCCACTTTTCCGCCGGGCATTGGCTTTTCCCTCAACAAGTTTTTGCTGAGACGAAAAATGTAAAATCAACTCTTCGACTACTTGCGTTCGAGACACGCCTCGACGCATTGCCTCGCTCATCAAAGTTTTCCGAGCAGGAGCACTAAGAGTCAGGGTAAGCTTTTGCGCTCCATCCTTTGTTTTTGGCCTCATCTCGACTTTTATACGCCAAAAAGTCGAGTCCGTCAAAAAGTGATTTACACGCTACTTTTAGTGGCGTAAAACCCCACTCGCATAGTGTAAAACCCTACTCGAATGAAAACAAAAATTGGTCGCCCAAAGCGAAAGGACAACCCTCAAAAAATCACGCTTAGTATAAGCAAACGCGCATATCAAGCACTGGAACGCATAAGCAGGTTTTCGCCGTCACGAAGTGCATTCGTGGAAAACATGATTTTAAACCTGCCTGCCACGTTGGAGGAAAAATGATCGCGACCGAGCACCAAGAAACGCTCTGGCTTTTGCAATCGGTGTGGGAGGCCTTCAAGGCGCTGGCACCGGTTGCCGCGCTCGCCCTCCTGACATGGGGGGTCACCAAGTGATCGCCGCTGGCTCCGGCATCATGCTGGCCGTGCTCACGCTGGGCAGTTGCTGGGCCTGCTACGCCCTCGGCTACAAAAAAGGCGAGCGCGATGTGCTCAAAGCCTTCGCCGACTATGTCGAGGCGCAGCGCAATGAAAAACTTTTCAAATGATAACCCACGAACAAATCACCCTCACCGTGCCGCGAGGCACCCGCCAATGGCTCCGCGATGTGGAGCGGAAAACAGACATCACCCCAGAAGACATTTTGCGTCTCGGCATCACCGAAGTCGGTCGATTCGTCGAACGCTACCAAGAAGCTAAAAACAGCAAACCGCAGTCAACCCAACAAACAGAAAAATGAGTAACCAAATCGTCCCTCAAACTGATCTCCGGCTGGTCATCCAGTCCGACAAAATGCAAGAGCAGCTTATTGCTGCTCTACCGCGCCACTACACGCCCAGTCAATTTACCACGATTGTGCGCACCCAGATAAACCGGAACCCCAAGCTCGCCGAGTGCGACCAAACCTCGTTCCTCACCGCCATGATCACCGCCGCTCAGATGGGCATCGCTCCCGATGGGCGCAACGGGCACCTCATACCGCGCTACAACGGCAAAAGCCAACGCACCGAATGCACCTTCCAGCCTGATTACAAGGGGCTCGTCGGCCTGGTTCGCAAAAACGAGAATGTCGCCGACATCTACGCGGAGGTCGTTTACGAGAACGACGCATTCAAAGTCACCAAAGGCCTGCACCGCGACTTGATCCATGAGCAAGACCCCAAGAACGAACGCGGCGAGGCCATCGGCGCGTATGCGGTCATCGCTTACAAGGACGGCACTCACTCTTGGGAATGGATGACTCGCGCCGACATAGAAAATGTCCGCAATCGCAGCGACTCGTGGAAGGCCCATGTCTCCAAGAGCTACGACACCCCGTGGAAAACCGACGAGGGCGAAATGTTTAAGAAAACCGCCATCAAACGCCTCATCAAGCTCGCCGACATAAGCCAAGAAACGAGCGACCGCCTGGATGCTGATCCTGAGTTTAGGCCCTCGCCGCAGACCGTGCAGGTAGAGATCAAACCCGCCGCCCTGCCAGCGCTCCCCGATTCCGCTCAAAGCGAGCAGCCGAGCAATTCAACGGATTCCTCTTTAGCTGGCGAAGCCGAAGCAGTCCGCCCGCGAGGCCGCCCGCGAAAATTCCTCAAACAACAAGATGAGGAGCCTGCTGCTACGCCTGCCACGCCTGCCACGCCTGCCGCGCCTGCCGCGCCTGCCACGCCTGCCACGCCTGCCGCGCCTGCCGCGCCTGCCGCGCCTGCCGCGCCTGCTGCCGGACCCGCCCGCGTGCTTCTCGAAAAACTCGCCGCGATCCAAAAAACCGAGGCTGACCTCATCCGTGTGTGCGCCGCCGCAAAATTCTGCGAGCCGGAATCCACGCTGGCCGACATACCAACTGACACGCTCGACACATTCGTGACTTATTGGGACGAGCTCGAGGAGGAACTCAAAAAATGAGCGCCATCCTTGACATCCGGGGGGCGCAACATGTCGCCCTCTCCATTACCGAGGAGGCGTTGGCTCTAAAAGCCAGCGCCCTCAACAACGCGGGGGCAATATCCGAAGTCGGCAACAAAGAGTCTTTGGACAAAGCAGCCGCCGTAGTGAGCGAGATCAAAGGTATCTTGAAAAAGCTGGAGACCAGCCGCACGGAAATCAAACGCCCTGTGCTCGATCTCGGCAAACGCATCGACACCGTGGCGCAAGAATACGCCACGGAATTAGTCCTCCAAGCCAACCGGCTGCAAGCCAGCATCAGCGCCTACTACCGAGCCGAAGCGGAAAAAGCGGAGGCTCAACGCAAGATGCTCGAGGCCTTGGCGGAAAAGCGCCGCCTCAAAGCCGAAGCCGAGGCACGGGCCGCCGAGCAAGAGCGGCGACAGCTGGAAGCCGAAGCACGGGCAGAGGCAAACCGAGAAAAAGCCGCCGCGCTGGCAAAAGAAGCCGCCGAGCGACAGGCCGAGGCCGACGCCGCCCGCCTCAAGGCCGAAACCTCAGCCCCTGCACCGGTAGCTGCACCGGCGCGAGCCGAAAAAATGAGCGTTCGCAAGGTCTGGAAACACAAAATCGTCAGCATCCACGAAGTCTATCGGCACAAGCCGGACTTGGTGATTTTGGAACCACGCACCAATGCGATCCTCGCCGAAATCCGCGCCGGAATGACTGAGTGCCCAGGACTGGAAATCTGGGCCGAAGAGGAAGTCATCATTCGATCCTAAACATTCAACACAAACACTAAATTAACCATGCCAGCCATTTACTCTCTCGCCGACAAAGACACCGATCTTCTCTGCGCTGACCTCGTAGCCAATTACCACGCCGACCTCGATACGGCCGGAGCCACCTTCAACATCGTCTTCGCCCTCCGCGACCCGGAGGATGAAAGCGACAAACCCGTGCTTGCCAACAAAGGCCACCGCGTCTTTGGCATCTCAAAAATCCACTCGCTCAAGGAACGCCTACTCGGCCTCGCCGACGCGGAAATCCTTCTCGATGGCGATGCTTGGCCAAGCATGAACGGCAAAGCCAAGCGCGCCGTGCTGGACCACCAGTTGCAATACTTCGAGGTCAAGCGCGATAAGGAGGGCGAGTTTGTCTACGACGACCTGCAACGACCCGTGCTGAAAATGCGCCTCTCCGACCGCTCGTATGATTGGTTTGACGCCGTGGCCGAGCGCCACGGCGAGCACAGCATGGAAGTGATCCAGATGCGCCGCCTTTTTACCGAGAGCGGGCAAACCTATCTTCCGTTTGTCGATGCCGACACCGGCAGCCTCAATCCCCTCCCGACGCGGGAGGCGGACGCATTCGGGAATCTATTAAACGGGAAGCTAGTCCAAGTCTCGATCCACGGAGCGCCAAAAATCTCCATGTGCACAGACGAATTGCTAGGAGCCATC